AAGACTGACCACCTCGAAAGCATCAAACTCAGCAAAGGAGAAATAAGTCATCATGGAACGCAAGCTTAAGATCATTTCCGCCGATGAGCGGATGGCACAAGACAAGGGCGTCAAGGCGCTCATTGTCGGTCCAGCAGGCGTTGGCAAAACCACGCTCCTGCGGACACTCGATCCCATGTCGACATTGTTCATCGACTTGGAAGCGGGAGATCTCGCGGTCCAGGACGTGAAGGCGGACACACTTCGCCCGCGGACGTGGGAAGAGTGCCGTGACCTCGCCGTTTATCTCGGGGGGCCAAATCCGGCGTTGCCGGCAACTGCGGTCTACAGCCAAGCGCACTTTGATGCGGTTGCGGAGTCGATGGGCGGTGCCGACGCGCTCGGGAAATATGAAACCTACTTCGTGGACTCGATCACGGTTGCCGGCAGGCTTTGCTTCAAATGGTGCGAGCAACAGCCTGAAAGCTTCAACGACCGTGGCAAGAAGGACGTGCGCGGCACTTACGGCCTGATGGGCCGCGAGATGATCGGCTGGCTCACCCATCTCCAGCACACGCGCAACAAGAACGTCATCTTCGTTGGCATTCTCGAAAAGCACACCGACGAGTTTAACGTCACGCGCTGGGAATTACAGATCGAAGGCGGCAAGACCGGCAAGGAACTGCCGGGCATCGTCGATCAGATTGTCACGATGCAATTCATCGACTTCGGCGACGGGAAAGCAACCCGCGCAATGGTCTGCACCGAGCCGAACCCCTGGGGCTATCCCGCAAAGGATCGCGCCGGCCGGCTGGAGCAGATTGAAGAACCGCACCTTGGAAAGTGGCTGGCAAAGCTGACTGGCAAGGGCGCTCGCAAGGCCGTCGATCATACGATCCCGGCGCAATCCACCAAAGCAACTGAAGCAGCATAAGGAGAAAGTCACATGGCTTACGATTTCAACGGCGCAGAAACCCAGCGTGAAGGCGGTTTAATCGCAGACGGCACGATTGCCGTTGTGCATCTCACCATTCGGCCCGGAAATGCCGGCGAGGGCGGTTGGCTGAAGCGGTCCAAGGACGGCAGCAGCCAGGCGCTGGATTGCGAATTTACCGTGGTGGACGGTCCTTCCGCCAAACGCAAGTTCTGGTCACTGTTCACTGTCGAGGGCACGACGGAAGGCCACGCCAAGGCAGCGGATATTTCGGCATCTCGTCTGCGTGGCATTCTCGAAAGCGCAAAGGGCATTCGGCCGGACGATGAAACCGATACTGCGAAGGCCGGGCGCCGGGTCAACTCGTGGGGCGACTTCGACGGCCTGCGATTTGTTGCCAAGATCGGCATCGAGAAGGGCAAGGATGGTTACAAGGACAAGAACACCTTGGACGCCGCGATCACGCCCGACCGCAAGGCATGGGTGAAGGTCGAGCAGGTTGCGAAGCCGGCCAGCACCTTCGCCCCGATCGGAGCTGCGGCGGCTGCCGTTGCTGCCTCTGCGGCGCCGGCTGGCAAGCCCGCCTGGGCTCAGTAACATGGCGATAGCGGCTAAAAAGAAGTCGCGCGATATCGAGGCGGATTGGGACATCAAGGCCACCCAATCCGCCATCGACGCCGCGAAGGCTGTCATCTCTGGCGAGGGTATCAATGCTCGCGCAATGATCTCGTCCCTTTCGGATATCGAATGGGGTTGGATCGCCGCGGCTATGATCTTCGGCTGGATCAACACCAAGGCTCAGCAGGCCGTTGCCGAGGGTTGCGGCTATGACATTCCAATCCGTACCATGACGCATCGCGTCCCGGCACCGTGGGAAGCCGGCGCGATCGAAACCATACTTCCTGCGCTGGGCAGCGTAACCGGCGTAGATTTCGACAAGCCGCTTAGCCAATGGTCAAAGGACGAGATCGTTTCCTTCTCGTGGCAGATCCACCGGCTGACGGATTCCGCCCTTGCCGCCCGTGACGAGGGCGCGGGGGACAAGATCGTTCAGCGGCTCTCACAGCCTGCGTTAGAGCGCGAGATATCCGCAGTGAATGGCGGCCCATTGCTGGCCAGAGGGGAACTGAATGACGATATCCCCTTCTGAGGGCGGCCTAGATTTCAACCGCTCCAACCTTGCGACAACCGATGTCAACGCGGCTATCAACGCATTGATGGACGCCGCGGCGTTAGTCGAGCAACGCGAGGAGCGCCGCACATATCTCGGCGCGTCCGGCATTGGCTCGGAGTGCCTGCGCCGTGTGCAATACGACTGGCAATGCGATTCCGTTCATGCCGCGCGCACCAAGCGCATCTTCTCGCGCGGGCATATGTTTGAAGAGATCACGGTCAAGGCAATGGGCCAGGCCGGTTTTCGGATGGAACGCGGCACGCCAGCAACCGCGTTTTCCGCCGCCGACGATCTTTTCAAGGGCCACGCGGACGGCATTGTTGTCGCTGGTCCCAATGTTCCCGGCCTACGTTATCCGTGCCTTTTTGAGCACAAGGCGCTTGGCTCGTCAGGCTGGAAGAAAATCGAGAAGTACGGACTGCGACAGGCGTATCCGCAATACTTCGACCAATGCCAGCTCTACATGGCCTATCTGGGACTAGATGAAAATCCAGCCCTCTTTTCGGCCGTCAATTCTGACAATTGCGAAATCCTGCATTTGCTTGTGCCGTTCAACGGCGAGGCAGCGCAGGCCGCGAGCGACAGGGCGGTATCAGTTATCAAGGCGACCAAAGCAGGCGAGTTGTTGCCCCGCATTACTGAGAAGGGGCCGACCGACTGGCGCTGCAAAGTTTGCAGCCATAAGGACCGTTGTTGGGCCTAGTTAGGCCAGCCGAGTTGCATCACGCAGGATATCTTGACGGGGCAGATTTTAGACTTCAACAGCGCAAAGCGCCAAGGCGATGCGCGCCAAAGTGAGATCAATGCGGATACTATCCGCGAACGTCTCAACGCGTCATCGCAGGATTTTGTCCAATGGCTGTTTTCCGGCCGGGCTTTAATCTCGCGCGGACAGGCGAGGGTTGGAGATGTCAACGGCTCTCCCGGCGCCTCACTGTCCATTTCCCTTTCGGGGCCGGATGTGGGGCTATGGAAGGACCATGCGACGGAAGAGGGCGGCGACCTCATCGCCCTTTATCGTGCCTGCATGGGCTACCGTGGCAACGCCGACTTCGTTCTCTCGCTGAAGGAGATCGCCAAAGACTTCTTCAACGATCCAATAGATGTCGAGCGCGCCACATGGCAGCCGACGCCGATCGAGAAAATCGAGAAGAACAAGGCCAGGCTCGGCACCAAGCCTCGGGCTGACATGCTCGAACTGGGCGCGCCCGTGGCGACCTATCGCTACTATGACACGCGCGGCAACGTGATCGCCTCTGTCGTGCGATTCGAGCCGGACGGCACACGCGCCAGCAAGACTTTCCGACCGTTCTGCCACAAGACGATTGACGGCGTAACCAAATGGTCTCCCGGCGCGCCGGATCTCAGGCCATTGTACCGTCTACCCGAGATCGCTTTGGCTTCTACCGTCGTCCTGGTGGAAGGCGAGGGCAAAGCCGACGCGCTGGCCAAGGTTGGCATTGAGGCTACCTCTGCGATGCAGGGTGCTCATGCCCCGATCGAAAAAACCGATTGGTCTCCGCTGACTGGCAAGACTGTCATTATTTGGCCTGACAACGACGCACCAGGCTTTGAGTATGCCAAGAAGGCTGCCGCTCGGCTTTCGGCGCTAGGCTGCCGTGTGCTCGCCCTTACACCGCCCGATACAGCGCCGGCCAAGTGGGATGCTGCCGACTGTGTAGCGGACGGCGGAGACGCCGCGGCGCTGATATCGGCCGCACGGGAGTTGGCACCAGCCAACAAGCAGCGCATTCGCATTCTCAACCTGAACGATATCGAAAATCTCGCGCCGCCCTCTTTCTTGATTGCGGACGTGCTGACCGAATCTGGCCTCTCGATGCTCTGGGGCCGCTCTGGAGCGATGAAGTCCTTTGTTGCGCTAGATATGGCCATGTGCGTCGCAACTGGCCTCACTTGGCACGGCAAGGCTACTAAAGCCGGCCCGGTGGTTTATGTCGCCGCCGAAGGTTCTCACGGCCTTGGCAGAAGGGCGATAGGATGGACAAGGACGCGCGGCAAGGATTTGCCGACGCCAATGTTCAGACTGATACCCCACAGTGTTGCGCTTACCAGTGACGACCTGGAAGCGATGGTAGAGGCAATACTTGGCCTGGAGGGCCGCCGGCCCTCGCTGATTGTTATCGATACGCTGGCCCGCACGTTCGGCACAGGCGACGAAAACAAGCAGGCTGACATGAACGCCTATGTCTCCGCGGCTGACCGCTTGCGCGAGGCAACCGGAGCGAACGTGATGATTGTGCATCACTCCGGCGTGCATGAAGACCGGCGCGAGCGCGGTTCGAACGTGCTCCGCGGTGCCGCCGATACTGTGATCAAGGTTTCCCGCAAGGACGACAAGCTCGACATCATCAACCAAGGACCGGAAGGCAAGCAAAAGGACGCCGAAGAGTTCAAGACGATCAAACTTCGTACAGCCAAAGTAGCATTTACCCAAGGTGAACAAGAGCAAACGACCCTGATCTTGAATCTTAGAGAAGAGGACGGCGCGGAAGAGCCAGAGGGTGACACCGCGGCGCCAAAGGTGGGGAAGAACGAAAAGAAGATTATCGAGCAGCTTACAAAAGCCGGAGATCCACTCGGGTTTACCCGGCTAAAAATGATGACCGAAATCAACCCCGGTACGCTCACAAAAACGCTGGATGCGATGGTCGAAAAAGACCTAATCACGGTTGAATATGACGAAAGCGGCAACACGAAACGGTGGAGTCTCGTTTCGTGAAAAACCAAGCTAAGTCATTGATTCTGTTAGTTGCATTGGGGTCAACTATCCAGTGTAAAGATTGGTCAACTAGCAATACAGCTAACTCATTGATTTTGCTAGTTGCATTAGTTGCTTTTCAGGTTGCTTTTTACCCGATGCAACTAGTTGCAGTTGACCCCTCCCTCCCGAAGGGAGGGTCAATGCAACTAACATCGCGCAACCTCGAAAGCTCGGTCAACCAAGTGTAACCGCGTCCAACTGCACAGCATCACCGGGCCGCCGAATGATCCGCGCCTTCAAATTCGTGAGGTTCTCCAAGGTCGAGGACTATTTCCGCTTGGGCTGGATGGTGTCATTCCCCAATGCGCCGATGCACCACCACCATTACGGCATTGAGATGAAGTGGATCTGTGAATGCAAGATACCGGGAGAGCAATCGTGAAAGCGACAGACATCGCAACCAAGGCCGCTGAATTGATCGGCGGGGACCGGGAGCAGACCCACGGCACCAAGCAGGAGAACTTTGCCAACATCGCGCGGCTCTGGAACGCATGGTTTCAGATGCGCGGGCCTGTTGATCTGACGGGAGCCGACGTTGCCAAGCTGATGGCGCTGCTGAAACTGGCGCGGATGGAATCGGGCAACTTCAACCCAGACGACGCGGTTGACGCCTGCGGCTATGCGGCGATTGCCGGCGAGCTCGGGGGACCGATCGATAACTAAACGCTAAGACCAAGTACCGCGTCCAACTGCATCACACAATCGGGGCAAATATGACTGAAGAGACTCATTGGGCGGTGTGTCGCGCGTTCTCTAGCCGGGTGCATAGGGTTAGGCCGGAGATTGAGAAAACGAACCACGGGACGTTTCTGCCAACTTACGCGCGCCTCTGGAGCGTGGATGGCAAGTCGTGGTCCAAGGAACGGGCACTGATGCCCGGATATCTGTTCTTCCTCACCGAGCCGGAAGGGTGGGGCGATGTTAGCAACGTCGACGGCGTCTATGCGGTCCTGTCCAACGATAGCAAGGCGAGCAGGGTCACAGACGACGAGATGCGCAGGATGGTGCTTGATCATGCAATGGGTGTTCACAACCGGATTGAGGGCAAGTTAGCAGCCGAGCCGGCGAAGCCGCGGTATGGCCGACGCAGGCGCCGACCGCGGCACGGAAAGCGCATGAGGGCGGCGGCATGAACGAGATCACTAGCATGAACCGCGTGATCGAGCTGGAGCGCGCCGACGCCGCCCGCAAGGCCTTGGAAGAGGCAGCAAATGAACTGGAGATGAAACACGGCGCCGAGCAGTATCAGCGCGCGTGGCGCAAGGCTGCTGATTTCCTGCGCTCTTTCAGGCCAAAGTCAGCGTAACCAAAACGTACAAAAACATGACAAAAGCTTTGAAAGACAATCTGCCCCACATCGCGCATGTTCAACCCAACAGCGATGTGGTCGCGGGCCTTTCCGCTGGGCAACGAAAATCTCGTTTGCCGCGTTTGGATTCCTATGCCTGTTTTTCAGTTCGGGCGGCCCTCAGCCAACCACGACGCTACATCCCCCCTGCCGCGCCGTTTACGTGCGCCGAGCGTCTAACGTGCGAGTGCCGCCCGATCCCTAATCTGACTGTGGGCCTGGATAGCAACAGGCAGCGCTGTGCACGGCGCAGACGAGATCAGGTTCGCAACTGGTCGGTCAGAGACATTTCGGAGTTGTCCACATGCCCGCTGACATCATCCAGTTCGTGCCAAGGCCAAATCCTAAGCGCGCTGAGCGCATGGCCATTGAAGTCATGAACCAGTGCTTTCCGTCCTACCCGGGCGGAATTGACGATCTGATCGATA